CTCCTTCAACGCCTCCAAAATATTCTATCCACTTAGGTTTAAACAATTGAGTAAGGTTGACAGTGTATGTTGTTTTTTGATCTGTCTTTATTTTGTATTTCTTTTCCGTATTAGCCATATTATATATTATTCTTTACTTCCCTAGCATTTCCATTTCCTTCTTCAGCATATATCTGTTCTCTTTCTAACTGAACAATAGCTTTATCTTTTATCACTTCCTCTTTTGCTAAGAAGTCATCAGTAGTCTGTTTACGTTCTCCTAGATCTAGTTTACCTAGAACCTCTTTCTCTTTAATATCTATCTCTCTAACTCTGAGTTCATCACTCTTAGCTTCTAAAGTCTGAGACATTTTCTGAGCTTCTTCAAGAGCTTTTTGCATATCTTGCGACTGTTTTTGTAACTCTTCTAATTGTTGTTGTAATTGACCAACACTGTCATTTTCTTCTTTACGTTTTGTTAGACTTTCGTTTATAATCTTAAGTATCTCAGTAGGAGAGTCAGACATAGTTATTTTTATCATAACTTCCGGCTCAATAGCTCCTTGAGCAACCAGCTCAGGTACTATAGCAGCTAACTTCTCTAACTTTAAATTCTCTTTACTGGAATTAACAACGTGTATGTTGAAATCTGTAAAACAAAAATCTGCGGGTAATAAATTAAACAATACTGACCTGTGGCCTACAATGTAAGACCCTCTCTTGCCTTTACTGTATGCAACCTTACCTTGATTAACTAAATCTGTAATAATGTGTCTACGTGACGTGTGTATGAGCTCGAAAATATCTTTAGTGACAAGAGAAGTAGTTTGTTGACCAACTTTAACATTAGTCACAGCATCCCTTACTTCTGCAGCTTGATACATATGTCTATTAACACCCGAAATAATATCAGCTTCTCTTTCTATAGCCTCTTTTACAGTTTGTAGAGACGTTATAACACCACCGTCTAAAGACCCTTTGAAATCCCCGTAATGGTTAAATAGATTAGCCCCATCCTCAGTTGGATCGTATAATTCTATACCTTGTTTTCTTAAGGCCATGAACTTCAATAATCTTTCCATGAAATCTTGACCTAATACTTTAGGTATAGCTGCTAAATTAATTCTAGAACCATCTACACCAGAGTTAGCTATTAAGTTATCTCTAAAGAAAGATATAATATCATATGAATCTTGTAAATCTTTAAGATTCCAAGCCATAGATTGTGAAGATCCGTTTCTTTCGTTGTAACCTACACCGTTATAAGATAAAGTACATCTCCAAGGAGCTCCCGCACTTCTAGTAGGTCTTTTACTTTTACCACAGTTAACATATATATCAGAACCAATTCTAACACCTTCGTATCTATCTAATCGGTAACCTTTCTTTTTAACAGTACCAGAACCAACACCTTTACCATAAAACTCATCTAGAGATTTAGTACCTGTGTTTTCTTCTACATCTTGCATATCATATCTCTCTTCATCTGTAAGCTCAACCTCGTTATTAGCTAACCATTCAATAAAGTAAACAGGAATATAATCAGAAGCTTCCCCCGTGAATTGTTCATGTGTATTAGATGTTCCTTCGTGATGTGTGTTATTATACTCTATTTCTCTTGTGGAATTAACAATATTTGTTCTTCCTGATTGAGATGGAGCTTTACCAAATAAGTCTTCTTTATCTTTCTTGTTAAGCTTATTGCCAAACATTGTAAGAACCTCCTCACGTTTCATGTACTCTCTACGAACAGCTACGTTAACATGCGCTTTATGCCCAGAAGACATAAATTGATGGTTAGTGTTCTTAGACATAAACATATTCTCTGGTTTTATAATATCAAGCACAGGATCACCTCCTACAAAAGGAGTGTGTGTTCTATAATAAGCTTCCCCAGTAATAAGAAAATCTAAAAAGTATTGTTTAACTTTCTGCTTTAAATCAATAGTTAAATCCTGCGAATAGAACTGGATAAGTGATTGAGCAGCTATTTCGAAAGAAGAAATAAAATCTTCATTGATTAAATCTTCAACTTTCTGTAAATATTTTTCGGTAATAGGATCGTTCTCAGGTTCTTCTCCTTTATTAACTTTGCCTATACTACCTTTTAGTTGTTCTCTGTATTTCTTTAATATCTTGTCACACTTCAATTTCTTCTTTTGCTCTATAACTTCGTCTAAAGATACTTCATCTCTGATAGAAATTCTATAAGTAAATACCTCATCTAGCAAAAGACCTATAAGAACATCTATACGTGTTTTAATAAGTGGAGTCATTTTGATAGCAATCGGAGTTTCAATACCAAAAGTTTCCTCTAAGTATTTAAACTCCGCTTTATCTCTGACACCTTCATATAAATTCCTACATTTTTTGATTCGTTTCTTTTCATAAACTAATCGTCCTATAGAGAAATCTACCATTTTTTGTAGATATTCGAATTTGTTTTTGTCCTCTTCAGAAACATAAACGTCTTCTATATTGAAATTGGTGACTTGTGTATTCATGCTTTGATTATAGTGTGAACAGTATATCTGAACTATTTATTGTCTTTATTTCTTGTTCGTTGTTTTTAATAATATAGTTACCACAAAAAGGCTCGAATGCTATAATAGTTCCTTCTGGATACTGATTAGCGTTTAAACCACAAGATAAAATTTTTCCTCTTGCAATATTAGAGTCTCTTGGATCTTGACTGTCTCCAGTAAATACTCCTTCGTTGACTTGTGATTCCTTTAATATTTCTACTAATACTCTGTCATTAGTAGGTTTGATTGTTTTAATGTCCATATTCATGTCTTCTGAAATTGCTATAATATTATATCCCGGTAACACTTTCGCGTACGCATCTTCTGTTGGTATTGAGTAACCGCTGAACTGTGAAAAGAAAGCAAACTTTCCTTTAGCTAATTCTGGGCACTGGTTTTTGCTTGTTGCACTTTCTCCAAAGTCTTTAACTTCTCCTATAAAAAATTCTATAGGCATTGCATCATTATCAACAGCATTTTGGTTTCCAACGTAGATTTCTCCAGACACTTCTTCAAGCTTCTTTACATCGACTAAAACATTCTCATTCTGTGGCTTTACATCGCCAATCTTAATTTTACTCATATCTTTCTTATTACATTTATGGAAATAATATATTAAAACGGGTTCAATATTAAAGGGAATTAGTCGTACATTAACTGAGGGTTTGAAGTATCTGTGTAGTCTATCCATCTAACACCTCCATGCTGTCTAAATTTTTCGGCTTCTATAATAGAATCCATATCTTCCTTAGCAGCGCTCTTTTTATCTGGAATTACTCCATACTCTTTGTACCCTGTTTCTGGGTTGGTGTAGTAACCAAATGCTTGAAATTGTTCTGTTTCTCTTACGGGTGGTTTAGCAACCTTACCCATCAAATCCTCATCCGCTAACTCACAAAGACCCATTGCAATGACCATATCAAACTTTGTACGATTATCTCTATCGTAATCTTGTAGTTGAGAAAGTATATCTTTAAAATATATTTCACCATAACTATCATCAATATAGCTTTTCACTTTACCGTCCATATGGTCAATAATATGTGTAGAAGCTTGTGTTCCAATTAACATAGATGACTTTCTAGGATCTGCTCCTGCAAGTGCCATAGAAGGTCTTTTCTTTAACAAATGATAATAACCTTGATCTCTAAACCACCCTACAATACCAATCTTGGTGTATTCAACGTTAACTTCTGCGTGGTAGTAATAAGCAAGCTTTAGAGCGTTGTCCCAATCAGTTCTAACATCAGCAGAACGTTTAGCGTATTTAGCGACATATATATTTGATGTGTATTTAAAATAGCCGTTATTAACTACCCTCTTCTTTACTAACATAGCTAATTCAGAACCTTTTTTATTATCTGTAGCGTAAGAAGAATCCATAGTACCTTGATCAATACTATCACAACCTCCTACATACAAGTTTTTCATAGGTTCTTTCTCGCTGTCATCAACGCCTTCCTGTAACCAGTGTGGGTGTTCAAGTATTTCTATGTCTCCATTATTAGGAGAAGCATCCCATTTTATACCTGTTATTCTTCCATTCTCAGCTCGTTCCCAATTAAGAAATCCTTTACCAGGCTTTGGTGCATCAGTGTCGAAATCTAACCGAGTTCTTTGCTCAGCTATCTTATCTTGATTAAATATGTTAACACCTCTTCGCATAAACACTTCTTTCAGTGTCTTAGGGTACTCTTGAAGTAAACCCATATAAGAAATTGGATCGTTCTTAGCAGCAGCTCTGTCGGCGTCTATCTGTGACTCTGCAAGAGCTACGTCTGGACAACCTGTCTTTTCGTAACTTCCAGACCATTTAACATGTACAGGTATAAATACTCCTGTACCTCTTTTAACCATTTCCCCCGCAATGTTTATAAGAGAATCTCCTTCTTCATGATCAAATGTAGGGAATATATTATGCGCTCTAGGATTTAAGAATATTTCCTCGGCCTCGTCATTCTCTACTGTACCTCCTGTACCAGTGTACATTACAATGCATTTCTTAATTTTACCAACATACCAAGAACCACGACTTTCTCGCATACAGGCTCTTAATCCTCCTTTTTGTGTGGAAGGAGGAAATGCTGCAAACTCTTCAAATAATTGTTTAGTAGGTCTCTTACCCCTTGTTGTACCTGGGCTTTTACCGTATATAACCTTCTCCATTTTAGAGAGATAACCACGTTTCTCAGTAGTTCCATCGGGAAGCTCAATAATTTCACCTGCTAATTTCATAGACAAGGAATCTGTGATCTTTTTATGTTTTAAAGCTCTATGTTTAACTTCAATGGTGTTCAAACACTCATCAACTTTATTCCATGCTTCGTTTGTAGTGGATTCTGTGGTAGATGATACTAGTGTCCATGATTCAGGGAATAACCTGAACTCTCTGTCCATAACATTACCCATAAGATATGATTTACCAAATCCCCTTGGACCCATAAGAGCAAAATCTTTACGCTGCTTCTCACATGACCATAAAATATCAAATATGTATCTATCTATGTTACAATAGAATGGATGTCCTGGTTCAAATGTTTCAGTAGCCTCACCATCTTCATCTAATAAATATACAGGAAATAAAAATACATTTAACCAGTATATCATATAGGGATTCCAATATTCCCCGTCAACCCAAACACCATCATGAGCGTAATCGATTAATTCATTATACCAGTTTTCCATATCTAAGGAATCAGGGTGTAATGCAGGGATATCTCTCCAAACCATTAGTTCCTCTGGAACAGGTCTTTTAACTAAGTAATCTGTTAATTTGATAGGCTCAGTTCCAGAAGGTACTCCTACTAACCTCTCGGGGGAATCCGTAACATCGTATTCGCCATTAAATATTTTTCCATCTTTCTTAACAAGAAAATCTAGATCAAATCTATCATACTCGTTCTTAATGTCCAGTATAGGAAGAGCATCTATGTTTAATTTCTTTTTCTTAACTGTAGCCATATTATTTCTTATCTCTTCTAAAAGAACCTCTCTCAATTAATGAAGAACCTTTATCTCCTCTTACTCGACCAGTATTTTCAATCTTCTTAGCAGTTTCCATTGCTTTAAGTTTGTTAACAGCCATTTGAGTTAATTGCCCTGAAAAATTTTGTATAATTTTATCATTAGAAACATAAGACTTTATTTCTCTAATTTCATTTAATACTTCTTCAGAGTTTTGTGAAGAACAGAATTCACATATATGAGTTTCATATGTTGCGTGTATCTCTGGTTGGATACTTTCTAATAGAGTTCTAATTTCGTCTATTTTCTTATCGTAAGCTAAAGTAGCTCTCTCGATAGCAGTCTCGTTTAAAAAGTTATAAGCATCAATACCAGCATCTAGTAGTTCAGCTTCTTTCTTAAGGAATTTTTTGTTTTTTATTGGGAAGGCTCTAGATAAAGCTTGGTCCTCTTTAAGCCTATAATCGACATCTCTTAAAGGGTTATTGTCAGTAAGGTCACAACAATAGAAAACGTATAATAACATTCTATTACCTAAATCAGTATCCTTCTTTGCTTTAGCATAATCAATGATGTCAGTAAATTCTTTTATCATTGCTAAAGTAGGATCTAACACTACCTTACC